GAATTTTTAAAGTATCTACAACAATGTGAAGATGATTTAAAAGAAGGTAAACAGATTGAAGTTATTTTCCAAGATTTATTGAAGGATGAAACACGTCCTATTGGGAAAAATGCTCGTTTATTTCAGGGATGTCCAATTCATTATTTGTTTTTGATGAGACGATATTTTGGTGATTTTGTAGCTAGTGTCCAATCAGGCCATGGAAGAAAACCAGTTAGTGTTGGAATTAATGCTCATTCTTTAGAATGGACATATTTATATATGTTACTAAAGAGTAAGAATGGTTCTATTGTTGCTGGAGATTTTACTAATTATGATGGTACTATTCCTGTCATGTTAGCAGAAGCCTTTTTGCGATTTGTGAATGAATGGTATAATGATGGAATTGAGAATGCTAAAATTAGAACTTTGTTAATGCATCATGTTATTTACACTAAACATATATGCTTTGATAAGATTTTTCAAACTATTGGATCTAATCCATCCGGAAATCCTATTACAGCTGTGTATAATTCTATTATGAATTTTATCATTATGACCACAGTTGCCATTTTTGATCTTGAATTAAAGTTTTCTGACTTTGTTCAGTTTAATTATGGTGATGATAATTTATTGGCTATTTTACGTGAAGGAATTAGGACAAGTGATTTTACTCCTTATATTCTTAAACGTTTTGGTATGGTTTACACTCATTGTTCAAAAGCTACATCTGATACTTTTGATACTCTGGAAACCATTACCTTTCTTGGTCGATCTTTTCGTTTAGATTGTGGTATTTATCGAGCTCCTCTTGAATTGCGAACAATTATCGAATCCACTTATTGGTGGCGCAAAGGAGCAGACCATGACACTGTAATGTTGTCGACAGCTGAGACTTTCTTTTTAGAACTTTCACATCATCCACGTGCAGTTTTTGAAGAATACAGTGCTAAATATCTTAATGCTGTCAAAATTAGAATGCCCGAACTGTATAATGGCATTCGACGCTGCAAAAAAGCGTATACATGTTACCGTCGAGATTTTTACGAAGCTGGTAATTATCTTGAAGCAACGTCGGGTCGCGTTAAATGGCCTATTGAAATAAATAGTAAAGCTGAACAAATGAGAACAAATGATCGTGCTTCTGTTGAAGTACCAACTACTAACCATCATGTCTTAGGAACTGATGAAGATATTGGGCAAGTGCATCACACTGATACATTACCTAATATGCAGGCGCCTTATGCGTCTGCTCCTTTTATGACTCATCACTTGGATGATAATTTTGAAAGATCACAATTGATTGACCAGAAGAATTGGACTACTGCACAAGCTTCTGGTACTCAAATTGTTTCATATGATTTTCCTAATGAGTTATTTAATTTGGCTTTTATCACTAATCGTTTAACTTTTTGGAGATATTTAGCTGCAGATATTGAGCTTACTGTTAAAATTACTGCAATGATGCAATTAATGGGAAAACTTCAAGTTGCATATGTGCCTTTTCGAACGTACTATACTCTTGATTCTAGCTCTCTTATTACTGTACCTTTACCTACTGACGTTTATTCATTATCTGGTGGATTACATAGAATTATTTCTGCTTCTTCATCTGAATCTTGTGTATTTCGAGTTCCTTTTATCCATGTTCAAAATTGGTTGGATTTATCTCGTTATGCCAGTGCTGAAATGGGTACTTTTTATATTACTGTTTTGGTACCTCTTGCTGATTCAGATGGAACTTCCCAAACTGCGCAGATTGTTGTCAATGCTCGTTTTGTCAATTCTCGCGTGGCTTTTCCTTCTGATAGTGTTTTCACTGTTGGACGAATGCGTGCTATACAGGAACAGGATGAGAAGGATGAGCGTGACAAACTTGAGGCGACTTCTACTGCTAGTCATGAATCTACCACTAAATTATTTTCAAGTTCCGCTGTCAACCAACTTAATGATGCATTGCCCGCAATTATTAAGGTTGGTTCCATTGCTGGCCGTTTGGCTGGGTTGGCTTTAAATAAACCTCCTACTGTAAATACAACAACAGTTGCAGATATTAATATGAATTATCATCATGGACATGCAAATGGCATTCAAACTGCTCCTATTATTAGTCACAATAGTGAAAATCGTGTTTCTAGCATTGCTCCTATTGGAGGTGTTAATTTTGATGAGATGGATTTAGTTAAATTTGCTGGCGTTCCTTGTATGACTGGAATTGTTTCTATTTCAAACAGTTTAACAACTGTTAATGGTATAGGTTCATATGATATTGAAGGATCTGGATTTAAAATTGGATATTTAGATCATTTACGATCACAACATACATTTTATAGTGGTTCAGTTAAATTTAAGCTATATTTTGAGTCAACTATATTTCATAATGTTGAAGCTGTGGTTTTCCTTGCTGAATCATCTACTGAAAATCCTTTTAATTGTTATCATAAAAAAATAAACATTAGAGGTGCATGTGAAGTTGATTTTTCTATTGCATATCCATATCCTTATATGGCAATGTCTACAGTTACAAGTGTTACTCCTAAGAAATTTAATGTTTACATTCAAGTTTTGGCTTGGTCTCAACAAAGTAATAGTGCTAGTGTTCCAATCTATTGTATTGTTTATAAATCAGGTGGGCTTGATACAAAAGTTTTTATGATGCGAGATCTCAATTATTCTGTTACTTCTAAAGATGTTAATTGGTTAGAAGCTACTGCAAAACCAGCAACTGGTGATCCACGTTTGGATTTTGAAAGTGACTTTGAATTTATTGGTCCTGGTATGACAACCTTTGATCATTCTGGTTGGATTATGGGTGATTGTGCTAAACATTGGAATGATTACTTACATATGTGGTGGGCAGATGGTACTTATAATACTAATCCTGCTCCATTGTATGCTCTTGAACCTAACCAATACACATCTGGTAGTATTCAGCGTGGACTTCAAATTTCTACATTTTTCTATCGATTTTGGCGTGGTACTACTGGATACAAGATTCGCACAACTGGTGTTAATGGTGATGTGCTTTTCCAAATTACTAGTGGTTCAGCTAGTTTAACAAATAATATTCAAGCTTGCCATACTATGTCAAATCCAAATACACAAGTTGCTGGTCAAGCTATGATTCCTTATTTTCGCCCAACTTTGATGGAATCTACATTTACTGAAATTTCAAACATTTGTCTTGTGTACACTTCTACAACTGCTTCAAACTATGGATGGAGAACTCGTGGAGATGATTTTAGATTGATTTTTATGTGTTTACCTCCAGTTGGTACTTATGGTCGAAATGATCATGGTCAACAGCAGTTAACTGCCTTTTGGGCTACTGCAACTTAGAGATTTTATATTACTCTTACATAAATATAACGATTAGCATGGCTGCTAATTTCAAAATAGCTGTAGTTTATGGTTGCTAAAAA